GTGGTGGTGGTGGGGTTATGGGTTGGGGGGGGTGGAGGGCGCCTCCTGCCTCCTCCGAATATAGCTTTAAACTTACTCATGCGCTGGTTCCTTGTAAATGGTTAGGGTTCTATTTCAAGACTCATAACCGGCCCCCCATCCAAGAAACCAGATTTCCTCATTAAGTTTTCAAAAAGCTGTTGCTCTGTTTTGTCAAGCTCTGCGGTGGCAGTCGCGAATATGTGAGAACACCCGGCCTCCGCCCCCCAGGTAATTGCTCTCCGCAACAACTTCCTAGCAGCATCGCTGCGCCTTCCCGCTTGTGCCACCCAGAACTTCGATAAATAGCAAAATGGCCTGTCATGGTATTCATGGCTAACCGCCACCATAACAAACCCTATAACCGCATTATCTAAAATTGCAACGATAATGTCTATCTCTTTATCATATAAATACGCCCAGACATATTCAGTTGCTTTCTCTTCGTTGAACACCAGGCCCCGGTACTTGCTTTCCGCGGTGCCTTCCCTGGCGATAGCCACCAAGGGATAAAGGTCATCCTTGCCACCAACCCGAACTAAGCATTCGCGGATAGGCGTCAATATGCTACCCCCCTAATAAAGTTGGCTTGCCCAGAGTGAGGTCTTCCGGAGTATCACTCAACAGGGCTGCCTTCCCACCAGCCCCAGGTTGCCCTCTCGGTTTATCTGGTATCTTCCTCGGTTTATCTGGTGCCGTCTTCGGTAGCTGCGCCTTCGGCCTCTTCCTCTCCACCGTCTTAATCAGCGCATCCACCTGTTCCCTGGTTGCGTTCCTGGGAATGCCAACGGTCCCCCCTCCTTTTGGTGTAACGCTCACCGATTGGATGGCCCTGCTCCTGGTTGTTCCTGCCTGCTGAACACCCTGGTCTAAAATCCCCGCTTCAATCAACGGCTGGCCAAATGCTCTCCCGAAGAAGTCATACAGCTTCCCGCTTCCCCTCTGGCCCACTGGTACGGATTTCCCGTTGACTGTCTTGCTGGTGACCGTAACCCCTGGGTTCCTCCTTAAATATTCATCAGCAATATAATCCGTTGGGCCTGTTCCTGGCATTTGACTATCCCCCTAATAAGGTTTTGCGCCCCGGCTCTAGTTCAGAGGCCAAGACGCTGGCCCTGCCTCCTCCGGAAGGTCCTCTTTTAACCCGGTAATCGCGTTGCGAGGCTCTACCTGATGCTGGCCTTGCCGCTTGCTTGGCGGCTGGTGCTGATGACGCTTGTTTATTTATTTGGGAGGGTTTCCCCTTTGTTGTTTCTGGACCGTTAAGGTTCCGCCTCTTGAGAGGACCGCCACTTTCCCTCCACTCAAACCGTGTTGGCTCCCCAGCAGCCAGCCTCTTTACGTCATCTATAAGCACTGCTCCTGGCATTATCTTCTCCCTCTTTTATATGGGCTGTATTCTCTCCTGGCGTTCCGTTTCTCGCTTCGGTACTTGTCCATTCCCTTCGGTGCAACCGGGTAGGCAAACGTCATTGCCAGGGCGTCCCCGCAGTCTGGTGATGAAAGGCCCCGCTTCTTCATATCCTCCTTCTTCTCCAATTGAATCTTGTTTTCCGGCGTGAACTTGTACTCCAGTCCCACCATATCGTCCATCAGTTCGTTGTCTTTCGGGATGGCACCATGCGGCAACCACTCCCGCATCTTGCCCCACATTTCCGCCCGTTTATTTAAGTAGGCAGCGTCCCCGGACTTACTCCCGCCGTTCACTTCGATGACGGTAACCTGGAGGTCCCGAAGCCTATCGACTACACCACCACCAACTCCTCCACCGTCAACAAATACCGCATCTGACTGGTAGGTTCGAACCAGCTCTGCAACTCTGGCTGCAAGCTGCATGGTGTCCAGGTTTCTGTATTTAGTCCATTCAATAGTTCGCGCATCTCTTCCCCGTCTAAAACAAACAACACTCTGGTCATCCCCAAATCTGGCAACGTCCACCCCCATTATTAAAGGTTCTTGAAGATAACAAACCGCTTCCCGCTCCCTGGCTTCTTCAACCAGGTGACTGGCAATGAACTGCATCGAACTGGCAGAGGGGAAAACCCCACGCACCCTGACCTTAACAAAGTCAGAGTCTTCGCCGTAGTCCTCTACCCATTGTACCAATTTCCGCTTGTCTGTCATCTTGCAATCGCGGGAATCAATCTGCTGCCTGCCCCAACGATGCTTGAACTTCCCGAAACATTCCCGGAAGCGCCCAGTGTTCCTGGTTGGATTACCAAACACAAACCACATTGAACCGGCCTGTGTCATCGCTCCTTCGGATACTTCCCAAATGATGTCCGGGATCGAAGAAGCCTCATCGTAAATGATAAGAACGTCCTCACCATGCTGACCTGCGAAGGCTTCGGAATTCCGCTCTGTCCAAGGGATTGCCGATACATACCAGGTTTCTGGTGCCGATACATGGTAGAACTTGGTAGCGGTCCATTCGAACCAGGGCTTAATGAAACATCGGTTGTGCCAGAGGGCAAGTTCCCTCCAGGTCTTCGTTTCCAACTGCGGTTTAGTATTCGCTGTAACCACTCCATTTAAATCCTTTCTGGTGGCCATTGCCCAGAGGATTATCCAGGCGGACACCGCTCCCTTCCCGATTCCATGACCAGAGGCCGTTGCTTCCTGGAGCGCAACCCCGTCACCGTCCCGAACCCATTCCCCTATGGTTTCCAAGAGGTCGCGCTGCCATTCATCTGGTCCGGTATGCCCAACCAATTCACCAGCGTTCCAATCAAAGATATATAAGACGAAACCCAAGGGGTCATCATAAAAGCTGGCGATGTCCTCCTGGGTCTGCTGTTCAGGTGTTTTCTTTTTAGTTAGGACTGGCATTGGCTCCCATCTTACCCAGGCAGTTCTTACATTTCACATTACCTGGGACATTAGTCAGTAGTATTTCCCTGCGTCTGTTCTGGTATTTTATTCCGCACAAGGTTCTGAATAACCTTCGTGGAGGCGAGTCACCTATGTAATGGTCAACCTTGCCCTTTACTCCTGACTTGTTTCTCACCTATCCCCCTCCGCCTTTTTCATTTATTCACTCCCAAAGCCCTTCCCTAAAAAGAACCCCAGGACCAGTCCCAGGATGTAACAGTATCCGGGAACCTGCATGGGGTTAAAGTTCGTTACCAGGTGCCACTTGGCCACCTCTTGCTTGCATTTATGATGAACGTGCGGTTCATTAATCTTGCATTCAGTTTCAGTGGATAGTTTCACCTCTCCCCCTCCGCTATCATCGCATCGGCAAACTCATAGGCTGACTTAGCCACCACCTCCTCAACGCTGATGTCCAGGTTCGCAGTCACCGCTCCAAACGCGGTCATCGCTGCGGAATTACCAACCAGGGCAGCCATCGCGTGAGCTGCCAAGGAGTCGCGCGATTTCTTTATCTTGGCTCTGGCCTCCAGATCCTGTTCATTCACAAGCCTACTTTGAACTTCTGGGTCATTAATATCCTGGACCACCATAATTGGGTGGTCTATGCAATTAGTGTGTCCTCTCTCGCAAATTACCTTTATTCCTTTGCGGACCTCAACCATCATCAATCTCCTCGGCGCGTTTCAATATCTCCTCCACAAACTCGCTCTCACTAAGGTCATCGGAGATAGGTTCCACTGTCTTTAAGTAGTCATCACCGCATCCAGGCATCCCTGTTAGCAGCCTCCCTTTTGGTAGCTCTGTATATTTAATCATCATCCTCCACGGCCATCCCGGCCCTCCTTCGGTTCGCGTTCACTTGCAACTGGGTCACATGACCGATTGCGAAATTGTTCACGGTCCCATCGCTGTAATCCCCGTTACGTTTATAAAACATATCAATAGCTTTAACGCGGTCATGCAGGTCCAGCTTATGGGTTTGCTCCGTAAGCATTGCCCCGTTCTTCGCCTCCATGATTCTATTCTGCAACGTCACCCCTTTGACAGCGTGGCGCTGCGCTGATGTCAGCTCACTCATAGGTTTAGGAATCAGCTCCCCATCCGCGCCCTCATAGTAGAGGTCATGGGTGTCAGTTTCAATCATCCCGGCTAGAATTGTATTAACCTTATCAACCGATAGCTCAACCCTGGCAAGGGAATCAGCCTGCATTGTATCAATCAATGCTAAAATCTTATCATTTTTTAGCAGTCTATTAGCCTGAACGTGAGCTGAGTTCTCCGCATACTTGGCAGCGATACACGCCTTTGTCCCATTCCTTTCAATGAGATAGTGGTGGCAGAAATCAATTTGCTGGGCTGTTAAGTCGTTCATTCCTTCGCTAACTCCTTCTCAAATAGTTCTTCACAAGTCTCGCAAAAAATAATAACTGTATTCCGTGGTCTTCTCTCCCCAGGTTCTAAGTCTCCTGGAGTACAATCCTCCCCACATGAAGAACAATCCCATTCATTCATTCCAATTTCTTCGCCTCTTTGTCCCAGTCAACGGGCGACTCTGGAGGAATGGGCGGCTCTATAGGTGGAAAGGATAGTACAATTCTTGGGTTTTTTACCTGACGAAGCCTGGTACGCATTCCCTCCTTCGAGGGGAGGCAGTTGCCCTTTAATTTATCTATTATTTTCTGGGCAATAAGATACTCTGAGTCGGATATATCTCCCTCCACCTGGCAGTATTCCAGGCAGCCAATAACAAATAAGCGCTCTCCGTCAGTCATCCGGTCCCCTTCGGGATAGTTATTCGGACGCGAGGTTTCCTGGTAGGTTTTTTCACCGGGGGTTTATGTCTTCCGCCTTTTCCATGCTTTGGCATATCGTTCTCCTATGTTTAAGGCGGGGCGGTCAGCCAGAGGAGGAGGCAACCAGCCAACCAGCCCCTATATGTCCATTGTTTCCAACGGACTACTTATTACGAAATAATTTGTCAATATCAACACCAGAGGGTCTTTCAAACGGCC